ATGACTTTCAGGAAAAGTTAGTTAATAGATTTCATGAGAATCGATTTAATATTTGCAAGATGCCACGACAGACTGGTAAGTCTACAACGTGTGTGTCTTATCTACTTCACTATGCAGTATTTAATGACAGTGTAAATATTGGTATTCTGGCAAACAAAGCAGCAACTGCCCGAGAACTTCTCGATAGGTTACAGACTGCTTACGAAAACTTGCCACGATGGATGCAGCAGGGTATTATATCCTGGAACAAGGGTAGTTTGGAGTTAGAGAATGGGAGTAAAATACTGGCAGCATCTACGTCTGCAAGTGCTGTCCGAGGTATGTCTTTTAACATCCTCTTTCTCGACGAGTTCGCATTCGTCCCAAACCACGTTGCTGACTCGTTCTTTGCCTCTGTTTATCCTACTATTACTTCTGGTAAAAGCACCAAGGTAATTATCGTATCCACTCCACATGGTATGAATCATTTCTACCGTCTGTGGCATGATGCTGAGAGAGGAAAGAATGAGTATATTCATACGGATGTTCACTGGTCAGAAGTTCCAGGAAGGGATGCAAAGTGGAAAGAGCAAACAATTGCGAATACATCCGAACAACAGTTTAAAGTTGAGTTTGAGTGCGAATTCCTAGGATCAGTTGACACACTGATTGCTCCTAGTAAATTGAGAACATTGATGTATGATTCACCAATGCATAAGAATGCAGGTTTAGATGTATATCAACCTTCTTTAGAAAATCATGATTATGTTATGACAGTTGACGTTGCAAGAGGAGTTGGTGAAGACTACTCAGCATTTGTCGTAGTTGATATAACAGAATTTCCTCATAGAGTTGTAGCAAAATATAGGAATAATGACATCAAACCGATGCTGTTTCCAAACATCATCTATGAGGTAGCAAAGAGTTATAATAGTGCATATATTTTATGTGAGGTGAATGATATTGGAGATCAGGTTGCAAGTATTCTGCAATATGATCTTGAGTATCAGAACCTATTGATGTGTTCTATGAGAGGTAGAGCAGGTCAGATTGTTGGACAAGGATTTTCTGGTAAGAAGACACAACTTGGCGTCAAGATGTCAAAGACTGTTAAAAAAGTTGGGTCTTTGAATTTGAAGACAATGATTGAGGAAGATAAACTCATCTTCAATGATTATGAAATTATTGCTGAACTAACTACATTCATTTCAAAGCATAATTCATTTGAGGCAGAAGAAGGTTGTAATGATGACTTGGCAATGTGTCTTGTCATTTATGCCTGGTTAGTCCAGATGGATTACTTTAAAGAGTTGACAGACCAGGATGTTCGTAAGAGATTATATGAAGAGCAGAAGAATCAGATTGAACAAGATATGGCACCATTTGGATTTTTGAATGATGGTTTAGAAGATACTAGTTTCGTTGATGCACAAGGAGATCGTTGGTCAAATGCATCAGTTGGTGAATATGGTGATATGTCATATATGTGGGATTACAATTAATGGATTTTGATGAGCAAATTAAACTAGGTCATCTATTACTATATGATAGAGAATGCAGAGTTTGTGGTCAGTCTAAGAATCTTGTAAGTGAATTTTATAGAACCCGTAAAGATAGAGGACCAGTAGCATCTTCATATTCATATGAGTGTAAAGAATGTACGATAAGGAGAATTATGAAGAATAAGAAGAGTGATAATTCATGGGGATATCCAGATTGGTAGTTCACGTCAAGTTTCCCACATCAAAAGTGACATTTTAATAAATATTTTTTAGATAAACTGAATCACACGGAGAAAAACATGGCGACTCCTCAATTATCTCCAGGAGTATTAATCCGAGAGGTTGACTTAACTGTTGGAAGAGCTGATAATGTATTAGATAATATTGGTGCTATTGCTGCACCGTTTGCAATCGGTCCTATCGATTATCCTATTGATGTTTCTACCGAACAAGAACTAATCAATGTTTTCGGTAAACCAATTTCAACAGATAGTCAGTACGAGTACTGGATGTCAGCATCTTCTTTCTTATCTTATGGAGGAGTCCTTAAGGTAGTAAGAACAGATGGAAGCAATCTAGTTAATGCAAACGCAGCAATTGCTGCTGACCAGACAACTTCATCTGTTGGAGATGCATCACTAAAAATTAAGAATATTGATGATTATAACCTAAATCATGCTGACGAAGTGGCAGGTTATGCATTTGCTTCTAAAACTCCTGGTGAGTGGGCAAATGAACTTAAGGTTGCTTTCATTGACGACAGAGGAGATCAAATCCTAACCGTATCTGATGCAACTGATGTTGCTGTTGGTGCTGCTGTTACCTACAGATATAATAATGAAGTTCTAGTTTCTGGAGGTTCAACCTCATCACTATCTGGTGAAAGACTAGAAGGTATTGTTACCGAAATTGATGGAACTGCTATTACAGTTAAAGTTGTTCAAAGAGTATCTGCTGCATCTACTGCATATGCACTAGATTATTCAGAAGGTTCTGAAGTAGCATCTTTCCCTGCAACTGCAGACATTGGTGGATCTGCAGGTGAGATTCAAATCGGTGCTGGTGCTGGTGCAACTGTTAGTGCAAGCAAAGATTGGTATGATCAACAAACAATTTCACTAGACAACGGAATCCTTTACTGGAGTCAGATTGCACCAAAACCTGGAACTAGTAATTATGCCAATGAAAGAAATTCCAGATTTGATGAAATGCATGTAGCAGTCATCGATGACTATGGCACTGTAACTGGTATCAAAGCAAATCTTGTTGAGAAGCACGTTGGTCTTTCTAAGGCACAAGATGCAGTTTCTGCAGTCAACTCCCCACAGAAGATCTACTATCATCAGTATCTTGCAGACTTCTCAGAGTATATTTACGTTGGTGATAATGTCTCCGACGCAAGTGGTAACGAAGATGTTGCACAAACTAAGGTAGGACTTACTACTTCTGGTGGACTTTGGGGTCAGGATGCACAAGATGTTTCCTTCTCATCTGTCGGTAATATCACCTACAAATTAAAAGGTGGTAAGGATTATGGAAGTGGTTCTAACAGAATGCAAGCATCTCTTGGAGATCTTGTTACTTCATACAGACTCTTCAAAAATGAAGAAGAATTCCCAATTGATTATCTAATCATGGGACCTGGAATGACCAATAAGTATGAGTCACAAGCAAAAGCACAGGAACTTATCGCAATTGCTGAAGGTAGAAAAGATTGTGTTGCTGTAATTTCACCTCATCGTTCTGATGTTGTTGACATTGCTAATGCAGAAACTCAGACAACCAATGTTCTTGAGTTCTATTCACCACTTGCATCCTCTTCTTATGCAATCTTTGATACTGGATACAAGTACACTTATGATAGATTCAATAACAGATTCCGTTACGTTCCAACCAATGCTGACGTTGCTGGTCTTTGTGTAAGAACTTCTATCGAAGCATATCCTTGGTTCTCACCTGCTGGACAGCAAAGAGGTGTTATCAACAATGCAGTTAAACTTGCATACAATCCAACCAAGGCACAGAGAGATCGTCTCTATCCTAAGAGAATCAACTCAATCGTTAATTCTCCAGGAACAGGTATCATCCTCTTTGGTGATAAGACCGCACTAGGTTACAACTCAGCATTCGACAGAATTAACGTTCGTCGTCTATTCCTTACAGTTGAGCAAGCACTCAAGAGTGCTGGTGATGCACAACTCTTTGAACTCAACGATGAGATTACAAGAGCAAACTTTGTTAATATCGTAGAGCCTTACCTCCGCGATGTTCAAGCAAAGAGAGGTCTCTATGGATTCCTAGTTGTTTGTGATGAATCCAATAACACTCCCGATATCATTGACAGCAATGAATTCAGGGCTGACATTTTCCTCAAGCCTACAAAGTCAATCAACTACGTCACTCTAACATTTGTTGCAACCCGCACAGGTGTTAGTTTTGAAGAAGTTGCTGGCAGAGTTTGATATTCATTTTTTATAAATTTAATTAGGGAGACTAAACTAAAATGGCAAACAACAAACCCTCACTTAAGAATCTATCATCATTCAAGACAAGACTTGCTGGTGGTGGTGCAAGACCAAATATTTTTGAGGTTCAATTAGATCAGTTTCCTGCAGAGGTTCAATCTCTGTGGGGATCTGAGGAGCAAGTTGATTTCAGATTCTTCTGCAAAACAGCTCAACTTCCAGCATCTAACATTGCAGCAATCGAGATTCCTTTCAGAGGTAGAACATTGAAGGTTGCGGGAGACCGCACCTTTGATACCTGGACTGGTACTGTTATCAATGACGAAGACTTTAAGATCAGACATGCTTTCGAGGCATG